GATGAAATTGAAGAACTTGCTCTAGCCCAAAATGAAAGCGTTACTGTTGAGCCTGCCAATGATAGTGAGTTCTGTGTTTCTAAGCTTTGAGTAAATGCAAATCCCGCAGTGCTTGTTGTACCTGAGTTTCTCTGGACACGCATTGCGTACTTAAAACCTTGTGCCACCGTTGTAGCGGTTCCAAATACTGTTCCAGTTCCAGGGTTTGATGAGTTAGTTATGGTGAACTGAGTTGATGAAGCAGTGGCAATAGTCCATGTTCCGTTATACCCAGTTGGGGTGCAGCCAGAAATGATTACTAATTGTCCGGCTTGAAAGTTGTTGGCAACAGTAAATGTCCAAGTTGTTGATGTAGATGAAATAGCGGTTATCGTTGCAGGAGCCAATTGTGAAACAGTCCATGTGCTTACTCCTGGGTATGAACACCACCGGTCAGCCGTGTACGTTAAGGCGCTAGGTATTGCAAAAGAAGTACCTCTTTGCCATACATCCATGCCACCGTTAATTGCAAAGTTTTTACCAGCAAGGTTTTGATTAATTGCAACTGCTGACTGAACCCATGTTCCAGGCGTACCAGCAACTGTGCAGACGTACATAGCGCCAGACTGGTCAATGATAAAGTCGCCCACCGCAAAGGTTCCGCTTGATGGCGCGCCCGAAGCCGTAGCTCCTGCGTGACGTGACGCAGCCGTAGCCCCAGGGAGTCCGGTAGCGCCGATTGCTTCTTGTGAGATGGACTGAGCCATTAGTTATTCTCCTGAGAGGCTAGGTAGGCTTGGTAATCGGAGTTGGCAGGGTCACAAGGAATCCAAGAAATTGAGCCATCTTGGTTTGTACGCTTAATTATTTCCATGTTGCTAAATGAATCTGGTGGCACAATTTCGTATGTCATTAGAGTTCCGCCGATGCTGTGTAACTGTATGTATTGTACGCTCCATTAGTTGTTGCGTTTGCCGTTTGTTGCGCACCAAATTGAAAATTGTAAGCACCGGAAAGACCTGGTGGCGTAGAAGGAAAACCGTTATTATTTACTGTTACAAAAACAATAGTTGGCGTTGCTCTCATCTGAACAACTAATGCATTATTCTGATAATAAGTAGTTCCGCTAGTTACGTTTAGAGAATAAACGTTTTGATTAAATTGGTAGTACCTCTGACAAGCTGCTAACTCACCTTGAATAGTTCCACCAGCACGTGAGAAGGCTGTGGCTGTGGAACCGATTTCGAGTTGGAGTTGACCGAGGTACACCGAAACTCCTGATGCAACTGTTCCTGAAGTATTGGCAACGTAAATAAGTAACGACTTGGCGGTTGATGGTACTGAGAATGTTCCGGTGATGTTAGTCCAAGAACCTGAGACTGCCGTTCCAGTTCCACCTGTTCCAGAAACTCCAACCCAAGAACCAGATGAAACATTGTCGTCAACAACGGTTGAATAGTAAAGAGTAAAAGTCATTCCGACTGATGCAGATGCTTGAACCAATCCAGAGAAAGTTACTGTTTGACCAGCCAACGGAAGCGTGTTTTTTGTTTCAACAACTTGTCGAAGATTGACGCTTGCAGCCGAACCGCCAACGGTCATTTGGAACGAATACTGAGAACCAAGTGGAACGGTAGATGTTGATTGTTGTTGCGTTGTTGAAGCCGAAGCGTTAAACCACCAACGGTCTGCGGTTTGATAACCAGCAGAAGTTGAAGTTGTACCCCTCTGCCAAATGTCCATGCCACCGTTGATGATGAAGTTCTTACCGGCTACATTCTGTGTAGAAGCAAGCGCACCAACTTGAGCAGCCGTGTAGTCAGATGACCCAGGAGTAACCGCACCAGTACGACCATTGAATGATGAGACTGTTCCAGTAGATGACGGAGCAGTAGTTCCAGCCACCACAACTCGCAATTCGTACTGCATAGCGGTAGCACCAGATGAGGCGTAGGCAAGTGAGTATTGAATTGGGGTTGAGGCTTTGGCGTAGACGGTAATTGAGCCGGAGATAAACCCAGTAGTCAAAGAGTTCTGCTGAGTTGACTGACCAACTGAGGTAACTACGTTGGAGTCGGTATCGGTAGAGATGACCGAGAACACACCAAGCGTTGAAGAAGTCGTTGCTGCGGTGGTGACTTTGGCGTAGTAGTTAATTGTAAAGAGACCGTCAGAGGCAGGGGTGTAGAGCGTTGTGGCTGCTTGTGCTGCGGACTGGGCGGTGAGGCTGACGGTAGCGAGGGCAACCGAAGTACCTTGTGATCCCTGTGAACCAGTTGAACCCTGACTACCTTGGTATCCTTGTGAACCTTGTACGCCTTGGTAACCCTGGTATCCCTGTGAACCTTGCGAGCCTGTTGAACCAGTAGCACCTTGGTTACCCTGCGTTCCTTGGAAACCTTGAAATCCTTGATTACCTTGAGCACCAGTAGTTCCAGTGGCTCCTTGTGAACCTTGGCTACCTTGTGCTCCAGTAGAACCAGTCGCACCTTGAAAGCCTTGAGTTCCCTGTGCACCAGTAGAACCCTGAGCACCTGTAGAACCTTGAACACCTTGGAAACCTTGGTTACCTTGGGCACCAGTTGAGCCTTGCGCTCCAGTAGAACCTTGAGCACCTGTAGAGCCTTGTGCACCAGTTGTTCCCTGAGCACCTGTTGAACCCTGTGCTCCGGTAGTTCCTTGGAAACCTTGGTTACCCTGTGAGCCGGTAGCTCCTTGTAATCCTTGTGCACCGTTAGAACCGTTAGCACCTTGGAATCCTTGGTTACCCTGATTGCCCTGTGTACCCTGTGGTCCCTGCGTACCGTTAATACCTTGTGTTCCGGCAACACCTTGGAATCCTTGATTACCTTGATAACCCTGAACACCCTGTGAGCCTTGTGCTCCTTGAGCACCAGTAGCACCAGCAGCGGTAATGAGGTAAGCATTAGCAATTACAGATGGTATTGCTGGGCCAGTGGTAGGAGATGAGATGGCAAGAAGCGTTACTGACGTTGAATTAGATGTCCAGTAAATTTCAAAGTAATCGTTAGCCGCAGCGGTAACTTGCCATTCCCACGCAGCAACTTTGTCTGAGTTTTGCTTGTCCATAGTCACATCAGTGTTGGACTGAGAAACGTCAGAACCGTTCTTTCGTAGCCAAATAAGAACTTGGTCAGTTGAATTGTCTGTTTGCGTTAATTGAGCAGAGAAGTTAATACCGTACTGACCGGCATAAGCAAACGTGATACGAGAACTAGAAGCAACAGAAATACCTGCTTGCTGGTATGTTCCATTAAACGTAATGGCTTGACCAGTGTTGGCAGTGGATAATGTTTGTGTTGATGTTGAATAGTACGAACCGTAGTAAGCAGAAGTTCCACCAGCACCTTGAGGTCCAACGCTACCAACTACACCTTGGTAACCTTGGTAACCTTGGTAACCTTGGTTACCTTGGTATCCTTGATTACCTTGTGAGCCAGTAGAGCCTGTTGTGCCTTGGAAACCTTGGAAGCCTTGATTACCTTGTACGCCTTGAAAACCCTGATTGCCCTGTGCACCTGTGGCACCAGTAGAACCTTGGTATCCTTGGTTACCTTGGTTGCCCTGAGTTCCTTGGTATCCCTGTGCACCTTGCAAGCCGGTTGAACCTTGTGCACCAGTGGCACCAGTAGAACCAGTGGTTCCCTGACTGCCCTGTACACCTTGAAAACCTTGACTACCTTGGAATCCTTGATTGCCCTGTGTGCCCTGATTACCTTGTGAACCTTGTGCACCAGTACTTCCCTGTGCTCCAGTCGATCCGGTAGCTCCCTGAGCACCAGTAGAACCTGTTGTACCCTGATAACCCTGTGTCCCCTGTGAGCCAGTTAGACCCTGATTGCCCTGGTTACCCTGGTAGCCTTGATTTCCCTGCGCACCAGTGGCACCTGTAACGCCCTGTGAGCCTTGTGAACCAGTAAGACCCTGTGGGCCTTGGGTACCTTGTGAACCAGTAAATCCTTGGTATCCTTGATAACCTTGGTATCCACGTGTACCTTGTACACCCTGTGTACCTTGGTTCCCTTGTGTGCCCTGATAACCCTGATTACCTTGATAACCCTGTGGGCCCTGTGCTCCAGTGTCTCCCTTAATTTGAGTCAGCGAATCGTCAAATGACCAGTACCATTGTGCGGTTGTAGAACCGATTGGGTATTGGACACCGATGTAGTAGTTAACCGCAGCAGTTACGGTAAGTTCCCATTGTCCTGGACCACCCCATTGAGTTCCGGTAGTGGCAGGTCCAAAGTAGTCAGTTCCGAGAGTAAGACCAGTAGGTGCAGGTTGACCTGCTGTAGGTGGAGAAGTGAATAGAGATGCCTTGTACGCGTAGACACCAGCGCCGTTAAGGAATCCCGAAGGTCCTGCAACGGTTCCTGAAAGCAGGTAATTTGTCATTCAGCAGTTGCTCCTGCGCTTATTGCAGCCTGAGCTGCATCGTATTGAGCACCTACCTTGGCGTCGCCACCAAGGTTCATGCCTGTTTCAATTTCCCACTTTGATCCGGCTCGTTGTTCTAGCGAAGCAGAACCTTTAACCGTCTTTGGTTGCACACCGTCTTTGCGTAGACGCCTGTAAGCATCCACGTCTTTGTGCATCTTCTTTGTGTCCATGTCAATAACACCGGCATTAGAACGTGTCTCCATTGCAGACGGAGCAATAGAGATAGAAGCGGCCTTACAGCCGAAACAGTCCTCTGGGTGAAGTCCAACGTTGTGTGGTGTTGCGGTCATGAAATCAAGGCTCCGTATCCTGCGTTAGTCAATGCCGTAGCTTCTGCCGTAGTAACTTGACATACGTTCATATACACTTTAACCACATAAGGGTTCTGGCTTACTGTAACAGATGTAGGCACAGGTGGGTTGACTTCGTAGTTGACAAAGTACGACGTGGAGTATGGTGCTTCTGGGTTCCACGGGTTGTATGGGTACGGAATGTTCGTGTTGGAGTTCTCCGGCGTAGCCGTGTCCTGAACGAACGTACCATCCGACAACTTAAAGACCAAGACGTAACGTGCCCTGTTAGGGAAGTAACGCCATAACCTACGCTCCAAGCCCTTTGAATCGGGCAGGATCGGTGGGTTGTCCTTTACCTTTGGTGGTGTAAAAGTAGGCATGAAAGCCTACTTAATCTGGTTCTTACGTCCGAGAGCACCAATGCGAGCAGCATCAATAGCGTCACCCATACGAGCACCACCAGTTGTCTGGTTCTCAGCCGGAGCTGAAGTAGGCTGACCAACTGGCTTAGTTACACGAGTGTAACCACCGTCAAGGCTTTCCTCAAGAAGTGTTGCTGCACGAAAGTCAATGGGCGTAACTATTGCGCTTTTCTTTACGTCAGTGCTAAATTCTTCGCTAAAACGACTAGGCATTACATGTCTCCGTATGTCTTGTAGCCAACTACTTCTGGAGCGTCAGCGTTTGAGCCGTACTCCAACTTTGTAATGCCACCGATGATTGGTGTGCCCTTAACGCCACGAGCGGTGTTTGTTTCAACGCCACGGTTAGCAGGTCCACTTGTCTCAGTAGAAGTTACAGGTGTTGGGATGTATCCTGTGTCAATAGTGTTGGCTGTGGTTCCACGAAAAAACTCAGCCGATACTGTTGGGAATGATGCGCGTGATTCCATTATTTTCCTTTATTAGTGGTATGTGTTAGGGTCAACGCCACGAGCACGGTCTGTTGCTTCGTTAACTCGTCCAACTTCATTTAAGTTACCCCCTGCAACAGGGTGCCAAAGATCAGAGCCAGGTGAACTACTTGGAGAAGCAACATGCTTTTGAGTTGTGGGTCCTGCGTTAGGTGCTGGCGAAACTCCATGTTGATTTGGAGTATTTGGTGTTGAACCAGCGTGATTTTCTGCACCACGAGCAAAAGTAGTAATTTGTGCTTGTGATTGTGGACTAATGTAACCAGCCATTATTCAAATCTCGCATCTGTCATGTCGCACTGGCCACAGTAGCAAGGGTCTGATGTTTCGCCCTTAATTGCTGTAGCGTCGTTACGAGCTGCGCGTGTTGCGCGGTTTGGTAGGGGTGTTCCTGCTGACATTGCGGATTCTGGTCCGAGTGTCAAGCCAAGTCCTGTAGGTACTGTCATGAGAGTTTTTCCTCGCTAGTGTGTTGATCCTTGAGAGAAACGAGGTTGCCGTTTTTGTCGGTAAGCCGACCACACATGAGACAATAAATCTCATCTATGCCAGCCTGTACGTCCCTGCTTCCGCAGTTCTTACAAGCTCTGGGCCACGACAACGCTCGTTCCTCTCTAGGTTCTAATTGACTACTGGACTAAGCCAGTGGTGAGCCGGACTCACCGAGGTCTACTGCTGGTTCGTAAGCAGTTCCAGTTCCAGGTGTAGTGCTGATGTCAGCGCCTAGAAGTGAACTTGACTCAATACGGATAACTGAAGCCTGACGGAAGATTCCGTAAGCACCAAGCCAGTACCATCCCATTGGGACGAAACGGCGTAGACGGTCAGTTACTGGACCAGGTACAACGTGTGGGAACGCTCCGTTACCATCAACGTATGAGTGAGCCTTGGCAAGAGCCTGGCGACCAACGATGAGAGTTCCGTAAACGTTTGTTGAAGATGCACCAGCACCCTGGAATACAGGAGCACGTGGAGTTTCGATCCAACGAACACCTTCGTAAGCACCGAGCTCACCGTTCCAGATTTCACCTGGCTGTGCGTAGACGTGTGGTGCACGCCATCCCTGAATGTTTGAACCTGAGATAGATTCGCCCTGAAGGTCTGCAACGAGGTCTGGGTGGATGTAACCAACGTACATACCGCCAAATGTTGGAACGTTCTGAGCACGGAGACGAGCACGAGCAACACGGATGTCAAGTGATGACAATGTGTTTGCTGCTGCTACACCGGCACGAGTAGTTACAGAAGTCTGGAGTGTTGTTGCTCCGAGTCCTGATGCGTACTGTACGTTTGTTCCAACGTCCAAAGCAGCACGAGCAATCGTGTCGATTGAAACACCAGCGTTGTATCCAACTACGTTGGCAACGATTGGGTCAATGTCCACGAATGATGTTCCGCGCAACTTGGCAGTGGTAAGAACACCGTTACCGTATTCAGCAAGAGTCAACGCAACGGTTGAGTCTGACATTGCTACGGTTGTGATGTCTGTTGTTTCTGTAAGTGCCGTGGTTGAAATCGGCAGGTCGTTCACGATTGTGAACTGTACCGAAGCACCTGGCATTGACTGTGCAGTAGGCTGAACGTCTGCTACAGCGTCAAAGTAAAGCTCTGGACGTAGAGCGAAGTACGCCATACGGTCATAAGCGGCCTTCGAGAAGTCAAGGGTTGACTGTCCCGTTGGGTTGTCTGAGTAGCCATCAATAGCCATTTCAAACTCCTTTTCTAGTTAGTGTGTTTTGATTAACGCACGTTCCTAGAAGTCCAAACACCCAGTTTTTCAAACTGTTGTTCTTGTACGATCTTCATGGCTTCTTCGGGACTTGATGCCTCTTGAATACGGGCTAGGAATTCCTGACCTAAGTCTGGTCCTACGCCTGACGTACCAATAGTCGCGCCTTGGGCACGACGTAAAGCCTCAAGTTCCGCATCGTTAGCAGGGGCTTCGGTGGTTTCCTGATTAGATGAAAGGATGCCGTATTCTTCAGCCATCTTCCGGATTGCGTCTACTGACGCTTCTCCATCGTATGCCTTACGAAGTAATGCACCTGCACCTGTCTCTGGGATTCCAGCCTTGGTGAATTGGAATTCAAGCTTTTGCTTTTCCAGTTCTGCCTTTGCTGCTTCAAGTTCCTTACGGGCTTTCTCACCTTCACGCAACTGACGCCTAATGTTAGGGTCTAGTGGCTGACTGTTGGTTTCCTGCTCGTCAAGTTCGTTGTCGAATTCGGACATGTTGATCGCTCCTTCTAGGTACGCGCTTTATTCAGAGGTAAATAAAACGGATAAATTTGTTTGCACTATACGCACTTGGGGACGTGCTCCCCACCAAGCGGTTTAGTTGTCCAGCTCGCCCACGATCAATGGGGCCAAACACCTAACGTAATTGTAGCACATTATGTACGTGCAGAACCAAGACCTGTAACACCCTTAGAAGTTTCGGCGTATCCACCGCCCTTTTCAAAGGGAGCGGCCTTGGCTTCTTCGGCCAACTGTACCTGTCTTTGGGCTACTGGCTGTGT